GCTCACAAGGCACTGGTGGTTCGGCTCCAGCAACTTCGGGTACATCTACCCGTACCGATGGCACACAGCGTACTGCTACTGAAGCATTGTTGAAAACTGTTATCGCTTCAATCTTTGATGCGGGCGGTATGCCAAAAGCTGTATTCGTAGGTTCAGCAGGTAAGCAGAAGGTTTCTACCTTTGCTGGTATCGCAGTTAATCGCTATCAGATTACCAAGCCTGAAGCTGGCGTTATCATCGGTGCTGCTGACATTTATCAGTCCGACTTTGGTCAATTGTCTATTGTTCCAGATCGTTTCATGCGTAATCGTGATATGTTAATTCTTGATCCTGAGTACGCAGCGATGGCTTTCCTGCGTCCATTCATGACTAATGAATTGGCTAAGGCTGGTGACTCTGAGAAAACTCAGATTCTTGCTGAAGTAACTTTGGAAGTGAAGAACGAAGCAGCACATGGTATCGTTGCTGACTTAGACTTCTCGCTGTAATAGACTAGCCCCTGCCTGATGGTGGGGGCTTTTTTGAGGGACGAATGGAAAACTTACGTAATCATACGGTTCATGCGGACGGTGATGGCGGCATTATCATCGAAACTAATCAAGATATAACTGACATCTTGGAGCGCAACAAAGCGTTACAGGAAGTGGATAAGGCTAGGACAGGAGCAACAGAAGATTTACATTTAATAGGCTCAATACCTTTTACAGCTATTGATAAGCTAAATCAAATGGGAATCATGCGTGGCTTCTATATAGTGGATGAAGTAGCGTTTAAGAAGTGGCTAAATCATCCAGACCAAGCACCATTAAAGATATATCGGGGAACAGTATGAGAGTTGGTGTTTGTATTCCATGTAGGGACGAAGTACATACAGGTTTTGCGTTTGATTTTGCTAGGATGGCTGCACATGATGCGTCTGTTCGATGCAAGGACGGTAAGGGCGGTCTAAGCCTCTACACGATGCCTGGGACACTTATATTCGATCAGCGTGAGAAGTTAGCTCAGGTAGCATTAAAAGAGGGCTGTGACGCTGTTCTGTACATTGATAGCGATATGCGTTTTCCTCCTGATCTGATAACGATAATGTTATCTCGTGAAGTTGGAATCGTAGGTGTTAATGCTGTCACTAGACGTAAACCATGTATGCCAACGGCTAAACTGTTAGTTAAGTCAGAGGATGAGAAGGGGATTCGCCATCATTGGTCTAATGTCGATTCTCGTGGTAAGGAAGGTATTGAGAAGATTACTGCTGTGGGTTTTGGGGCGGTAATGATTCGTAGGGAAGTGTTTGAGAAGGTTCCTCAGCCTTGGTTTGATGCTGGATGGGGGCCAACAGGTGTAGTCGGTGAGGACGTTCACTTCTGCGTTAAGGCTGGCGATAATGGCTTTGATACTTGGGTGGATCACGAACTATCTATGCACATCAAACACGTAGGTACGTATGAGTACGGCTGGGAAGATTTTGAGCAACTAGAGGAATAATATGGCTTTTAGTACATACAGTGAACTAAAGACTACGATAGCTAGTTACTTAGCTCGTAGTGATTTAACGGCTATGATTCCTACGTTCATCCAGTTGGCTGAATTACGTTTGCGTAGAGAGCTTAGAACTCGTCAGATGTTGGTTGTAGCTACAGCAAATACGACAGGTGGAGACTCTACCGTAGGATTACCTACAGACTTCTTGTCAATGCGTGACATTCACGTTAATACGAATCCTATTACGACTTTAGCTTACTCAGCTCCTAATGCTTTCTATAATTCCTACAGAGTTACAGAGTCAGGTAAGCCAACTGAATACACAGTATTATCTACTGAAATTCAATTGTCCCCTGTTCCTGATAGCACTTATCAGCTTCAAATGCTTTACTACGCACAGCCTTTTTTCTTGAGCGATACGAATACTGGTAATGTATTTTTAGTTAATTATCCAGACGCTTTACTGTACGCTGCATTAGGTGAGGCAGAACCGTATCTAATGAATGACGCAAGATTACAGACTTGGGCTAGTTTGTACGATAGAGCAATATCATCAATAACGATTGCAGACCAGAGTAGTGAGTACAGTGGTCAGCCAATGTCAATGAACTATAACGTGAGGTAAATCATGGCAGAAATGTCGAACTACTTAGAAAACGCTCTGATTAACGCTACCTTGCGTAATACGAGCTACACAAGTCCTGCTGTTGTTTACATGGGCTTATATACGTCTGATCCTACTGATGCCAATACTGGTACTGAAGTATCTGGCGGTTCGTATGCTCGTGTTGCTGTGACGATGGGTGCGCCTAGTAACGGTGTATCTACGAATACTGCTGCGGTAGAGTTTGCACAGGCTTCTGGCTCATGGGGAACAGTTGGTTGGATCGGTATTCTCGATGCTTCTTCTAGCGGTAACTTGCTTTATCACACAGCATTAGACACATCGAAAACTATATCATCTGGAGATATCTTTAAGATAGCTATTGGCGGTCTTAGCGTAACTCTGGCGTAAGGAGTAAGCGATGCCACTAGTTGTCGCAGATCGTGTTCGTGAAACATCTACTACTGCTGGCACTGGTACGCTGACGCTTGCTGGTGCTGTAGCTGGATTCCAGTCTTTTGCTGTAATTGGTAATGGCAATACTACCTACTATTCTATTGTTGATAGCACTGCTAACACATGGGAAGTAGGTATTGGTACTTATACCTCGTCAGGTACTACGTTATCTCGTGATACGGTATTGTCTAATAGTTCTGGCAATACTTCTCCTATATCGTTTGCAGCTAATAGCAAGGACGTATTTGCTACATATCCTGCTAGCAAGTCTGTTCATGAAGATGCTGATAATACGGCTTACGCAGAGCAGTTAGGAGCTTCTAACGGTATCGTAATTAACAAGCAAACTGTAGCTACAAGTTTTTCTATTCCTAGCGGATATTCGGCTATGAGTTCTGGCCCTATTACGATTAATAACGGTATTAGCATAACTGTACCTGATGGTTCCAGATGGGTGGTTCTGTAGATGTTTGGTTTATCGGCATATTCGCAAGCACCGTATTCGTCATTAGCTGCTTCTGGTAATGTCGTATTAGCCACTGCTAGTGTAGATGCTTTTGCCACAGTAACAGCAAACGCTTTTGCTATATATAGTGGTGCAGGAAGTATTAACGGATCAGCTACTGTTTCTGCTGTAGGTATCAGGATTCAGACTGCTACAGGCTCTATAGATGCAACTGCGGTGGTAACTGCGGCAGGTGGCATTATTTATAGTGCTACTGGCTCAATAATTGGTACTGCTACTATAACGGCTAATGGTGGTCTAGTTATCAATGCAACGGCTTCTATAGATGGCACAGCAACGGTTACGGCAGAAGCTACTAGAGTTTTATTCTTTACTGGTGCAATTAACGGTACTGCTACGGTTACGGCTGACGGTATCAGGATTCAGGTAGGAACTGCTGCTATTGACGCTACGGCTGATGTAACAGCTAATGGTGGTGTGGAATATGAAGGTCATGCTTCAGTTGAGGCACTAGCAGAAGTCTCATGTTTAGCAATAGCTGTATGGAACGCCATAGCAAGAATAGAAGGAAATGCGACTATAAGCGCAGACGGTCAGGTAATTGGTGATGAATGGGATCAAGTTATAGAAGATACTAATACTTGGACTGTTATTTCTGCTAATGACAATATCTGGACTGAAGTAAATGCACAATCTAATACTTGGGTAAGGCAATAAAGATGGCTAAACAACGCATATTGTTCGGTGAATGGCTACCAGATCAGCCTGGTGTTACTGGTGCTTTATCAGATGCGGTTAACTGTTATCCAGTTACTAACGGATACGCTCCTGTATTATCTGAAGCTGATTATTCTAATGCTGCTGCTGCTAATTTGTTGGTATCTTTTGCAGGTAAATATAACGGAACAGTCTCATTATTTGGTGGTTCTGCGAGCAACTTATATAAATATACTCCTGGAAGTCGTGCTATGACTGCATTAACCACTACTGGTTATAGTGCGATTGAGTATTGGGATGCTGTTCAATATGGCGCAAAAATGATTGCTGCTAATGGATCAAATAAATTACAAGCATACACGTTAAATAGTGGTACTTATTTTGCAGACTTAGCTGCCGCTGCTCCTGCTGCTAAATATGTAACGGTAGTTAAGGACTTTGTTGTAGCTGCTAACGTAACTGGTGAAGAAAATAAAGTTTATTGGTCAGATATTAACGATGAAACAGACTGGACTCCTGGTCTTGCTAGTCAGTCTGACTCTCAAGTGATACCAGATGGTGGTGACATCACAGGTTTATCAGGTGGTGAATTTGGATTAGTATTTTTAGAACGTGCAATCTACCGTATGACGTATGCAGGTAGTCCGTATTTTTTTCAATTTGATAATATTTCAAGAACTTTAGGGTGTATTTCATCTGGTTCCATAATAAATTACGGTGGAATCACATATTTCTTATCAGATGATGGTTTTTATTTGTGTGACGGACAATCTGTTAAGCCAATTGGTATCGAGAGAATAGATCGTTGGTTTTTTAGCAAATTAGATGCTTCAAATCTAAAAAATGGCATATCTTCTGCTGTAGATGCTGAGAAACGAATAATAATTTGGTTATTTCCTAACCAATCTGGCGGTAAAAACTTACTTTTTTATAACATCAATCTAAACAAATGGTCTTATGCTGAAACTACTGCTACTAGTGTCTCTTACGCAATGACTCCATCAGTTACGCTAGAAGATTTAGATAACTTCAGTGCGAGTATTGATGCACTAACGATCTCTCTTGATGATAGACAGTGGACAGGCGGTCAATTACTGTTAGCAGGTACTCAAGGAGCTAAAATTATTACGTTTAGCGGTGCTTATAAACAGGCTGCACTAACGTCTGGCGATATAGATATGGGTCGATCTGTAGTCACATTAGCTCGTCCTATTGTGGACGATGGTAGTGGCTCTGTAGCGGTCGCAAGTCGTGAGTTATTAGATGATGCTATTACGTTTGGGGATGCCTCTGTAGCTGATTCAGAGGGTCGCTGTGGGCTTCGTTCTGCTGGTAGGTATCACAGGATTAAAACTAGTCCTAGTGGCGTATGGACGACTGCTATAGCTGTTGATGTTGATATTAGCGGTCAGGGTACTCGATGACGAGAACAGTCCAGTTTCAGACGTTACCGCCTTTTGGTGGGGATCAGAGGCAAGTTGCTGATATCGTTCGTGGGATTATGGACGGCAAGACGAATAATTCTGGTTACTTCAATACTACAATTTCAGCGACACAAACAACTCTTTATGATTCAAGAATAGGTTATGATTCAGCGATTATTTTTACGCCTATGAATGATAAAGGAGCTGCTGAAATGGATAAACTTTGGGTAGGAACTAGATCGCAAGGTAGTGCAGTCATTAACCATGCTAGTAACGCTCATTTATGTGAATTTATGTACATAGTGGTGGGTTAATGGAATTTCGACATATTCCAGTAGCAGAAATACGAGGGTGGTGGGCATCAATTAAAGCACCATTGGACAAAATTAAAGGGTATAGCCCAGAGGATTGGATAGTAGAAGATGTCTATGCAGATTTAATCTCTAATAGATCACTTCTATGGGTAGTTTTGAAGGAGCAGAGGTTCGGTGGCTTCTTTATATTGCAGCCATCTGGACTACATCTACACGTTTGGGCGGCTTGGACGTTAGAAAATGATTATCAAATGGTTGAAGATGGGCTAAAATACATAAAAGGCTTGGCAAGTCAAGCTAATGCAAAATATGTAACTTTCAGTAGCCATCGACAAGGTTGGCAACGTAGGGCTAAGAAGCTAGGCTTCAAGCCTAAACAGTGGATTTGCGAGATTTGAGGGGTACGATATGGGCGGTGGAGGCGGTGGAGGTAGTTCCACAACATCAACAGGTATAGATCCAGCAATCAAGCCTTACGTTGAGTTTGGTCTTGAGGAAGCTAAACGTCAGTACCAAGCTCCTGGGGCGCAATTCTATCCTGGTAAAACTTACGTAGGCCCATCTGAAGCAACATCAGAGGCTATCAGATTAGCGGCTGAACGCGCTAGAGCTGGCTCTCCTTTAACTGCTGCTGCTCAACAAGAGTACCTTGCTACTATTCAAGGAAAGGGCGTTAATCCATTCCTAGAGGGTGCTTTAGCAGGAACTAATCGTAGGGCGCAAGAGGCTTACACACAAGGTGTACAAGGCTTACAGTCTAAGGCTTCATCAATGGGTCGTTATGGCTCTAACGCAATGGGTCAGCAGGTAGGTCAGGCTCAAGATATATTCGGTCGCAATCTGGCTGAGACTTCAGGTCAGTTAGCTTATCAGTCTGCTGAAGCAGAACGTAATCGTCAAATGGCTGCTGTAGCTAATGCTCCTGCTTTTGCTCAGGCTGATTATCAAGATATTCAGAGATTGCTGACAGCAGGTCAAGCAGGAGAGTCTTACGATCAAAAAGCATTGCAAGACGCTATCAATCGTTACAACTTTGAGCAAACAGCTCCAGAGCGCAAGCTACAACAATACACGAACCTATTCACTAGCGTACCTTCTGGCGGCACTAGTTCAACTACTACACAGCAGCAAGGGGGTAAATAATGGCTGATCCGATAATCACTCCTCAGTTATTGGCTGCTGTTGGTGCTGGTGCTGGTGCATTAATGAAGCCTAGAAATCCGTTACAAGGTGCGTTGTTAGGCGGTATTGCAGGTTACACAGGTGGTTCTTTATACGGTGCATCACAAGTAGCTGCTCCTGGTGTTGCTAGTGCTGTTACTCCGGCTCAAAGTGCTTTATTAGGTACTCAGCCAGCAGTAAGCGCATCACAACAATCTCTTGGATCATTATTAGGTATGCAGCCTACTGTAGCAAGTGCTACTGCGGCTCCAGTTTCAGGCTCAACTCAAGCACTGTTAGGTACTCAGCCAATGGTAAATGCAGCATCTACTAGTGGTGTAGGTATTGGTACTGGCGGTTTTGAAGGAATGAGAAAATTTGCTTATGAGAATCCTGGCTTAACAATGACAGGTCTTAATTCTACTAAAGAGTTATTAACTCCAGAGCAACAACAGCAAATAGCTGCTGCTCCTGCGATGCCAATACAAACAGGTCGTCAGCTTAAACCTAGCAATACATTAGAATACTTGGATCCATACAGACCATCAGCGATCAGCAATCAACCGATTTCACTATTAGGGTGATATATGGCAATACAAGATTTAACTCCGTTCGGTACAGCTCCTAAATTCTATGAAGGATTATTAGGTTCTGAGCAAACTGCTGAACTGCAAAAAAGAGCGCAGATACAGGGCTTGCTAGGTGCTGGTCTTGCATTGGCTAAGGGTATGAGTGCGTAGGGCCCTCCACGTTCAGCATTGCAAAACATTCTAGGCGCAGTAGCGGGTGGTTTTGAGGGTGCTGGTGGTACTTATCAGCAAGGCTTACAGAACTATCAGACTCAGCAGCAATTAGAACAGTTAAAGATAAAGCAGCAGCAAACTAGAAATCAGATGACTGGTATTGCTAACGCTAAAACTAAGTATCCTGATTTAGCTCCATTGGCTGACATTGATCCACAAGAGTTCGTTAAAGCAGTAGCAGCTAGAGAAGAAACTAATCGTGCTAGAGAACGTATGTCTGCTTACGAGCAGATTGGTGCGCCTCAAAATGTACCTTCTCAGCAACAAGCCTCTCCTGCTGTATCAACTCAAAATATTCCGTTATATGGCGATATGGCTGAGATGCCACAAAACGTTATAACTCCGCAGCAAGCTCCTCAGCAGCAATTAAGTCAGTTAGAGCAAAACAAGCAACAAGCTGCAATATTCCGTCAAAGACAGCAGCAAGCATTATTAAACAAAGATACAGAAGCAGCTAAATACTTTGGCGATAGAGCTGAGGAGTTATTCCCTAAAGCTAGTTTCATGCGTGTAGGTGATGAGCTTATTTATGCGGCAGGAGGAGATTTTAATCCTGTTTATAAAACCAAGCCAAAAGCAGAAGAATTTACAGGTAATTTAGGTAACTTATCTTTAAGATATTTCCAGACTAAAGATCCAACTAAATTAGATGATAACCAATTAAAGTTCTTAGATGCTAAAGCAAAAGAAGAAGGTATTGGCGGGGGTCAAAAAATAGTTACTAATGTTTACACTGGTCAACTATCTAAGCCAACTGCTACAGAGGTTGAGAAACAGCAGTTAAATACTGGCGATCAAATTGCTCGATTAAATAATATTCAGTTCTCTTATCGTCCTGAGTTTTTAAATATTAAATTTAGAGCAGGTCAAGAGTGGAATAGTTTAAAGGATAAATTCGGTGGTTTGCCAGAATCAGAAAAAGCAACTTTATCTGCTTACTCAGTATATAAACAAAATGCAACTCAAAACCTTAACCTAACTATTAAAGAGATAACTGGTGCGGCAATGAGTGATGCTGAAGCTGGAAGAATTACTTCTACTTTGCCTAATGCAGGAACTGGTGTTTTTGACGGTGATAGCCCAACTCAATTTGAATCAAAATTAAATAACGGCATACAGCAAACAAAATACGCTTTAGCTCGTAAACAATACGCATTAAAAAATGGTTTGAAATGGGAAAATATAAACTTAGATCAAATGCCAGTAATTGTTAATAAACGTGCGGATGATATAGCAAAACAATATAAATTAAATCCAAAAGATCCTAAAGATAGAAATACAATTAAGACTCAATTAGCTGCTGAATTTGGTATAGCATTTGAGGGAATAGCATGGCAGATAAAGTAGATTTTGCTAGTGAGTTGTTTTCAGCTAAACCACCAGTTGATACAACGGCAACAGAAAAGCCTCAACCAGTTGACTTTGCTTCTGAGTTGTTTGCTCCTGCTATTCCTAAACAAGGTGCTAAGACTCCTAGAAATATACCACCTAAAGCTATAGCAGAACCATCTCGTGCAGCTAGTGTATCTACATCGTTTATGGGTGGTATTCCAACTGAGAAGCAAGCAGCGATTAATTACTTTGCTAAAGCTCGTGGTATCTCTCCAGACCGATATGCAGTTATTGGTGGTGATATAGCGTATCAAGCAGATGATGGTAAGTTCTACAAAGAAGTAGTCGGTATGCCTTCAAGAATGGCTTATAACGCTCCAGATGTAGCTGAGATGGTTCCTGATGTTGCTACTGGTATTTTATCTGCTCCATTGTTATTAGCTGGCCCTCCTGGCGTTGCTGGTGCAGTTGGTTTAACTAGCGGTGTATCTGCTTTAAGTAACTATGTCCGTCAAAAGATAGCTGGTGCTACAGCAGGTCAAGAGGTTAATCCTTATGAAGTTGGTATATCAGGCGGTCTATCGTTATTAGGTAGTGCTGCTCCAGTAGGTGTTAAGGCATTTAAAGAACGCAGATTAGCTCGTGATATAGCTCAGATTAATCCTGCTGAGACTGCTGCATTACGTCAGCAAGCTAGTAAGTACGGTATTCCTTTAACTGGTGCTGAGTTAAGTAACTTGCCATCGTTAAAGAGTACACAGAAAGTATTAGGAAATGTTCCAGAATCATCTGCTCAGATGGAGAAGTTCTATCGTGAGCGTGAGAAAAAAGTTCAATCTGCTGTTGATGATTACCTAAATAGTTTGTCACAGGTTGAGGACGCATCAATAGCTGGCAATCGTGGGTTACAGGCACTAGAAGTACAAAAGCAAAACTTGATTAGACAAAGAGAAGAAGTTACAAAGCCAATATACGATCAGGCTTTTGAGGCATCTGTTCCTGTAAATACACAGCCAGTTTTAAGCAGCATAGATAATATGCTGAAGTCTCAGCCGCCAACAGGTACAGCTACAAAGTATCTTAATAGAGTTAAATCGCTGCTAGAAAAGCCTGGTATTGATGAGGCAGGTCAACCATTAAAGACTATGGTTCCTGAAGATAGATTGCCTTTACTACATAACGCAAAACTAGAAATAGATGCGATGTTTAAGGAAGATGCTTTTAGTTCTTTGGATAATACAATTCAAGCTAAATTAGCAGGTATTAAAGATAATCTATTAAAAGAGATTGAAAAAGGTAATCCAGATTACATAGCTGCTAACCAAAAGTTTGCACAATACTCTCAGCCATTAAATGAGTTTAACGAGCGTATTACTGGCGTATCGTTATCTCAGATGTCTAAGGATAATCTGAAGAACTTTGCTAACAGAATATTCCAGAATCCTAGCCCTAATACGATTAGATACGCTAAGGATCAGATTACTTCTGGAGGTGGTAAGGAAGCATGGAACGCAGTTACTAGAGCATACCTAGAAGAACAATGGCAGTTAGCTAAGAAACCAGCTAGAAGCCAACAAGGTCAGAAATTAGATGTAGGTAATGCTTGGCAAAATGTTCTGATGGGCGATCAAAAGCAACAGAAAGCCTTGCAGGTAGCGTTAGGTAAGGATAAATTTGATGGGTTACGTGATCTATCGCAAGTTCTTGAGGCTGCTGGTAGAGTTAAAAAGCTAGGCTCTGATACCGCATTTAACCAATTAATTACAGAAGAATTGATCAAGAATCCACCTGTTACCAATGTAGTAACTGGTGCAGCTAGGGCTACTGGTTTTGCGATGTCTCCTCAAAATTGGGGTAAAAAAATTACTGATTGGGCTATAAAGAAAGATGCTGCCAATAATGCAGAACAGCTAACTGACATTATTACTAGCCCTAATGCAGTAGATCAGCTAAAGCAATTAAAGAGAATGTCTCCTACTTCAGCTAAATTTTGGGCTGGATTAGGTCAAGTATTGGGTGATGCTGGGGTTATAGAAACTAGGGATTAACATGGCAAAAACAAAGATCAGCGAATTTAGCGCAACAGCAAGCTCAAATACTGATATTGACGGTATTAATCTTGCAGAAGGCATGGCTCCTAGCCTTGTCAATAACGCAATTCGTGAATTAATGGCGCAGTTAAAGGATCAGCAGGTAGGTACTTCAGGCGATCCATTTACGGTAGCAGGTACTTTCACAGCATCAGGTGCAACGGTCATAGGAAGCACTACAACGTCATCTGTGACGATTAACGCAGCTACTATAGACGTACCTACTACCTTTGCAATAAACAGCACTGGAGCTGTTAGAGTGCCTGTAGGAACGACTGCACAAAGACCATCGTCAGCCACAGGTCAGTTACGATATAATTCAACTTTAGCAATACTTGAGACGTATGACGGTTCTACGTGGACTCCAGTAGGTGGTGCTAACGGTGCTGCTGGTGCGATATTTGAGAATAGTAATAC